GAGGTAGGGGAGCGCCCCGATCTGGTCGATGAGCGCAACGAATGACCGCCACTTGCAACGCCACAGCCTGGGCACTGGCGTGCCATCTCTTCGGACGTAATGTGCCGACCATCGAGTCGACACTGTCGGATACCGAAAGGGACGCGCTGGCGCTGTTGGCTGATCTCAAGGCGGTCAAACTGCATAACCTTGATGCACGTTTTATGCTGTGTCCGTATTGCCAGTTGCTGCGCGGTGCCGTTGTCCGGAGGGACAATAGTCTCCTCTGCGAATGCCCAGACTGCGGGCTGGTGCCAGTGGACAAACCTGACGCACGCGCCTGGTTGCTGGATGCTGACTGGCTGATTCGCAAGCTACGGGGTGCGCTCAATATTCCGTCACAGCAGGCACCGGTCCAGGTTACCGGCGGCATATGGCGTCTAGGCGGTTATCAGCGTCACGATGTGATTCTCGGGCGTAATCTCGATCACGCACTCCGGCAACCTGCCGTCCTGTCCAGAGCGAGTTCACGCAACCCCAACCCAGCCTGGCTGATCACGCCCAAGCCCCTGAATGATGTCGACCACGAACCCGGCAGTGTTATCTGGTTATCTTTGGAGGAACGATTCTCTCTTTATGGCGGCAACCTCCACTTCACGGAACCGGGCAAGCTATTTGAGTCCGATGAGGACAACAGGAATGCGGTGAACGGGCCATTCTCGGAGGACTTCCGCACCGTCCATGTGGATGGCTGGAAGCACGGGCCAATCACACTTTCGGAGGCGCAGGCGGCAGTGTTCAAATCGCTCTGGCACTTTAAGGGCGTTCCACAGTCTGCCGAGCGCATCATGGGCAAGGCTGGCTTGGGGAGCACAAAGCCGATCGACGTCTTCAAGGTGAAGGCCAAAAACAAAGGCGATTCCAGATACGAGGGACCGCTTCACGCCTACAGAACGTTGGTTGACACTGACCGGAGAGCCGGTACCTACGCACTGCCCTGTGCGTTGTCAGTGACCGCCTGACAGACGCATCTATCCACCACGACGGCGAGCCACTGCGGTTCGCCGTTTTCATTTCTGCGGTCATTAGCGAACTGAAAGTTCCTGCCGAGTTCGCCACTCCGCCCATCAACAGTTCTCCACTCAATTTCGATACTGCAAGCGTTGTTCCTCAACTGACTGAAAGGGGTATCAATGCTGCAAACAAAATCCGCAAATCGCAGTGCATCCGGCCTGCCCGACATGTCTGCACAAGCGGCACCGCACGAGCGGCGTGTGCTATCTGAAACCGAACTGGCGCATCGCTGGGGCGTGAGTCCCAAGACGTTGCAGCGATGGCGAACCGAAGGGCGTGGGCCGAAGTATCTGAAGCTCTCCAAGCGGGTGACCTATCCGCTGGAAGCGATCACCGAGTATGAGCGCTACGCTTTGCACGTCTCCACCTCCGAGCGCGTGGCCAATGGGGAGGAACGGACATGACCACTTCTCCCATTACCACGGTCGATTTCGACCAAGCCATGCCCTTGGCCGAGATGAGCGTTACCCAGATTGCTGCGATGTCACCTGCGCAATTGCAGGAGGCGCACATCAATTTGCTCGCGCTGCAATCGGTGATCAAAGCCGTATTGGAACGCTTCAACGCCGCGCTCGACCAGCGCTATGCGGAACAGGTGGTTGCCGCCCGGCAGGCGAACGGTCGCGATTTCGGGGTCTGTCATTTCACCGATGGGCCGCTGCGCATTACGGTCGATGCTCCCAAGAAGGTCATATGGGATCAGGCGCAACTGGCCGAGATCGCGCAACGCATTACCGCTGCTGGCGACAAGGTCGGCGATTACATCGACACCGACTACGCGATTCCAGAGAGCCGCTTCAACGCCTGGCCATCAACTCTCAAGGAGACATTTGCCAAGGCCCGTACCGTCAAACCCGGCAAGACCAGCTATCGGCTTGCCTTTGTACAGGAGAACCCCGCATGAAAACCTCTAGCCTGCATCAAGCCTTGCAAATCAAGCTCGGCTCCTACACCGGCGAACATCTGGTCACGACGCTGCGTTACCTGGACCACAACGGCTATATCGTCGAAAAACCCCTCTTCGACGCGACCCTGGACGAAGTGGCATTTGCCATCCAAACCCTCAGCGCGGAGGTAAGCGCTATTCACCGCCGCCGCAGCGCCCTGGATAGTCTCTACACACTCGCACGGGATCATGGAAGCCTCGGCGCTGACACCGTTGGCACGATCGCAGTGGAGGTGACGAAATGAACCAACTCGTCGCTTTCAATTTTGAGACCAACAACGTGCGTGTCCTGATGGATGCCCACATGGAGCCATGGTTTGTCGCGTCCGATGTGTGTGCCGCCCTGACCGTCGGCAATAGTCGGATGGCACTCGACCGTCTGGATGACGACGAAAAGGGTGTCAGTTCAATTGACACCCTTGGCGGGAAACAGGATATGGCCGTGGTGAACGAATCAGGGCTGTATTCGTTGATTCTTGGCAGCCGCAAACCGGAGGCCAAGCGCTTCAAGCGCTGGGTCACCCATGAAGTGCTGCCCTCCATACGCAAGACCGGATCCTATGCGTCGGCTGGGTCAGTGGCCGCGCTACCGGCGCCGACGCAGGACAAGGTGATTGCCATCCTGTCCATTGGCGATGCGATCGCCCGGGTGCCTGGCGTTAAACCCGGTATCGCGATGGCTGCCACCTTGACCGTGATCCACGAAAACACGGGGTTAGCCGTGGAGTCCCTGCGCAAAGTGTTGCCGGCTGCCAATGATCCCATCTGCAGCTTGAACCCGACCCAAATCGGAGAACGGGTCGGCCTGTCGGCACGCGCCATCAACATGCGCCTGCAGTCCCTGGGCTTTCAATTCAAGAACGATCGCGATGAGTGGGAACTGACAGAATCCGGCAAAGCTTGGGCCGAGGCCTTGCCGTTCTCGCGAAACGGGCACTCCGGTTACCAGATCCTCTGGAATCCGGACGTGGTCAACGTGATCCGGGAGGTGGCGTGATGCTTCCCATCATCTCCGCCGAAGAACGGCTCAAGGAACGCCACAGCGCCAAAGTGGGGCTGGTGGGGTTTCCGGGCGTGGGCAAAACTACCCAGATCAAAACGTTGCCGGCTGACACCACCCTGTTCGTCGACCTCGAGGCGGGCGACCTGTCGGTGCGGGACTGGCCCGGTGACACGGTGCGCCCGCGCACCTGGCCGGAGTTCCGTGATCTGGTGGTATTCCTTGCCGGTCCCATGCCTACCGCCAGTGCCGAGCAGGCATTCTCCGAGCCGCATTTCCAGCATGTCTGCACCAAATTCGGTGATCCGGCGCAGCTCGCCAAGTACGACACCTACTTTGTCGACAGCCTGACGGTGCTCTCGCGTCTGTGCTTTGCCTGGTGCAAAACCCAGCCCCAGGCCTTTTCTGAAAAAACCGGTAAGCCTGATAACCGGGGTGCGTATGGTCTCTTGGGTCAGGAAATGATCACGGCACTGACCCACCTGCAGCATGTGCGGGACAAGCACGTGATTTATGTCGCCATCCTGGAAGAAAAAACCGACGACTTCAACCGGCGTTTTTACCAGTTGCAACTGGAAGGCAGTAAGACCGCACTGGAGTTGCCCGGTGTGCTCGATGAGGTTGTCACGCTCGCGGTTCTCAAGGCCGACGACGGCACCAGTTACCGGGGTTTCGTCACCCGTGCCGATAACCCCTTCGGCTATCCCTCCAAGGACCGCAGCGGTCGGCTGGATGCCATTGAGGAGCCCCATCTCGGAAAACTCATCGCCAAGTGCCTGGGCCAGAACCCTGAACCCTCCAATCCCTAACATTCAAGGAAATGCACATGAACACGACTAACAACTGGAATGACTTCAATGATGCTGATACCCAGCAAGGTGGGTTTGACCTGATCCCCAAGGGCACCATCGTCCCGGTACGCATGACCATCAAACCCGGTGGTTTTGATGATCCAGCGCAGGGATGGATCGGTGGTTACGCCACCGAGTCATTTGACACTGGCGCGGTTTATCTTGCCTGCGAATTTGTCGTGACTGGCGGCCCTTTCGCCAAACGAAAACTGTGGTCGAACGTGGGGCTGCACTCCAGGAAAGGGCCCACCTGGGGTCAGATGGGGCGCAGTTTTATCCGTGCGGTTCTCAACAGCGCACGCAACGTCCACCCGCAGGACAACTCGCCACAGGCAGCGGCTGCCCGCCGGATCAATAGTTTCGCGGATCTGGATGGCATCGAGTTCATTGCCCGCATCGATGTGGAAAAGGACGCCAAGGGCGAAGACCGCAACGTAGTGAAGCTCGCCATCGAGCCGGACCACAAGGATTACCCCGCCCTGATGGGGGGTATCCCTAAGGTTGGGACAGGCGGTGGCCATTCCGGTGCGCCGGCACAGACCGCCCCTGCGTTCGCCACGCCGGCGCGTGCTGCCCAACCGTCTGCGACGGGTAAGCCCTCGTGGGCACAGTAATGGGGAGCGCCAATGAAATGCTGGGTTTGCTCACGCCAGGCCCGGGGATTCGGGCACATGGACATCCGTTACAAGACTGCCGATCCCCGGCGCTATCCCATCGACTGGGCGTTTTGTTCGCGCCGCTGTCAGGACACGTTCCACATACTCTACGGCAACTGGAAACGGGGGCAGGACGACGGGATGCCCGAGGAGATTGTCATGATTGATGCCACTCCTCTGGAAAAAGCGGCCATGCGCCGATGCCTCAGGTTTTTTGGGGAGGTGGCTGAAACCATCGGCTTTGACAAACCCCTCGGCGCCTATAGCGAGATTGAGGCCTTGGTGGTGATCGAAGCCATCGTGACAGGCTATGTGGAAGAGATGGCCGTTCAACATGAGGCCACCAAATTCCCGCCGGTGCATATGCCGCAACCGGATACCGCCATCCATGATCCGCTCCGCGATGCTGTTCAGGCGTCAAAGGGTGATGCCCTGGCAGATCTCAAGGACGATCTGCCCTGGGAGGTCAGCCCATGATGGATTTCAATTCATCGGCCAGCCTCTCCGGACAGATCGAAGCGTTCCTGGATCAAGCGCTTCTGACAGAGAGGGATGCAACACCACCCCGTGAGTATCTGGGGGCATCGCGACTGGGCGTTTCCTGCGAGCGACAGCTGCAGTATGAGTACGCCAAGGCACCGTTTGATCACGGCAGGGGATTCTCGGGGCGACTCCTGCGCATTTTTGAGCGTGGGCATCGGACTGAGGAGATGGTGATTCGCTGGCTGCGCCTGGCGGGATTCACGCTCAAGACTGAGGACGCCGATGGCCATCAGTTC